CAACGTGCACCACGATGCTCGTCATAAAAGTCTTTGTCCATCAGACTACGTATCAATGATAATTCCATATGTTAGTCTCCTAGTGTTGTAAGTTTTTCAAAGTCGGTAGGGTTACGGTATTTCAAATCGTCACGCAAGTACAGGATCTTGATAGTGTCTACGTACTGTCGTAACTCTCGTGCAAACTGCAGTGTCTTAGGTAAAGCATCGGGGTCTAATGCAATTATTGCTGTTGAGAACTGCGACAAGTACCTCTTGTGTCCAGTGGACAATGATGTACCCAACACTGCGACCCCGACATATACACCACCATCACCTACAATAGCAGCACTCACGCAGTCCTCAACAACTACAGCCGTTTTACCACGTCCAGCAGCGTATGGCAAGTCACTTTTACCATACCTTTTCCACTTAGGTATACGTTTACCTAGTGATCTGCCTGTGGCATCGACTGCAACTCCATTGTGTACAACAGGGAACACCACACGATGTTCCTTAACGTCATACAACAAGCCTAAATCTTGTGGGTCTAGCTCCCACTGGTCACAGAAGTCTTTGATCTTTGCATCATCACGCACAAACCATTCTGGTTTTGAGAATGTTGATACGTGTGTCTCTTCTGCAACACTACCCAATGACTTACGTATGTCATCAGCAGTCAGTTGGGTACGTGTGCCACCCGACACACTGCACCCAGCTTTGTAACAGTTCCATATGATCTTACCCATATTATTAGTAATAGTAAATGTATTCTTAGTATTACATGCAGGACATGTCATACGTTTAGTCTCACCATTAGCTAGTCCTAAGTCATGTATAAGATCATTCATATTCATACTGCATCACTTTCTATGTTGTTCGCTCCACTCAAGGATACACTTACGTTTCTCTGTGTCAAGGCACTATTTGCACTGGTGTAAGTATGTTTCATGTATGGTTTCACAGAAGACACATGATTGTGTCCTGTCACTGCCATAACTTGGGGCAATGGTACACCTGCATCTATCATCTGTGTCACACCAGTCCTACGTAAGTCCATAAGACGTAACTCTTCGGGTAGTTTAGCTAGACGCATTACCCTTCTACCCACTTTGGATAGTCTGTCCATAGCATAAGGGCTATACGTACCACCCGTAGGTCTAGGATGTGGGGCAACATAGTCTTGAAAACCGAAGTCGTTACGCTGTTCATTCAACATGTGTAATAGATCCTCTGATATTGGTAGCTCTACGTCAGCCCTACGCTTACTCTGTTCTAGTGTCAGCTTCTGTGTACGAAAGTCAATGTTATCCCACGTCAACATACGCATGTCACCTAGTCGTTGGCACCACTCGTATGCCATCTGTACAATCAGTCCAACATTACGATACGCAAAGTCGCTGTAAGCTACGTCAAGAAACTTGACAACATCATCATGTGTCCACACTACCTTACGCTGTGCTGCAGACTTACGCTTGATATTTGCCCAAGGATTGTACGTTGTGTGCTCCATCTGTATCGCATAGTTGTACACCCTACTGGCACACGTTGCCGCATGATTAGCAAAACTGATGCCACGTTTGACCCACTCTTCATATGATTGCTTTGCAACCTTAGAGGTAACGTGCTCATACTTACGCCACCCCATAGTCTGGTGCAGCACAGTCAGAAAGTACCTATAATCAACCTTAGTTGTATGACGCAATGCATTGAAATCATTAGACATATAGTAATAGTTAATGAGATCAGTCACCTTGCTGCTAGACTTTATTCGTACAACCTGTGATTGTTCTTCACGCCATGTGTCAATTGCCTTGTTGTGATCACGAACAATCTTGCGTACCTGTTTTAGGTCTGTGCCGTACTCCTCACGTTTGACCACACCCTCATCAACAAGGTTCTGTGGTGGGTTAAAGCGGTATGAGATGTCACCCGTAGATGACACCCGTTCTTGTACATAGCGTGGTAAGTTTGGCAATTAAGCAGCCTCCAAAGTAATAAACTTGTCATCACTAACCCACTTGCTCACCTCTTGCTCACGTGACCACATGCTTACGGCCTGTGTGTCATTGCCTGTGTTACGAAGGTTGAAGCCATTGCGTTCATCAGCATACGATGCATAGTTGGTGAAGGCAGAATACAGTGCCCACTTATTGTGACCACGTTGGGAAGCCTCTTGCATGTACAAACTGTACATCTTCTCAGACTTACGCTTAGATGCAATCATGCTATCAAGCAGTGAGCTTACGTCTACATACTTGAGATCTGTCTGTGCCCACACCTGCATCTTACTGGCTTCCTCATAGAAGTCCTTACGTGCTCGTGTCAGTTCATAGATGAAACTTTCCATAGTAAAGTTAGATGTGTTCTTCTTACGCACTTTGTCATACTCCCCTCTAATCATTCCATTGGTACAAAAGAAATCAATGGCACCAAAGTACACCTGATTGCTGCATGACCCATCAATACCATGTAATGATATGATACGGTTGCCAATCTCAGTGCTGTGTTTGTCTGTCTCAATGACAGTCTTCATGTTGGGCAGGGTAATGTCAAGCATAGCCCATGCCCCATTACGTGCAGTACGCCAATGTGTATTGGCATTTGCCAACTCATGGTCAGACAGTTCTTCTGTCACAGTGTCAAGGACACCACGGTAGAAGTCACCGTGTGATGCACAAGTAAACGTGTTACCTACTACACCAAGGTATTCACCTGATGTAGCATTGATGACATACTTCTTGTCCTTTACCTTGGTAGGCTCAAAGGCTACGTCAAAGTCCATGTACTCAGGTACGATATTCGGGTGATTAAAATCAAAAGCCATACTATTTTTCTCCTTATGATAAGTATGTGGCAACTGTGCCATAGTTATATAGGGGATACTACCCCTATACTAGTAACGATAAGCTATTTGTAGAACAGGTGTGACCCATAAGTCACAGTGTACTCTAGTTTGTCAGCCCAGTAGGGCCGTACATAGTTTGCATGGTAGTGCGTTGCGCCTTGTGTCATGTCTACTGTGTCAAAGCCTTGGCCTTGCAGTACATCTGCCGCAACCATCTGAGCATAAGCCCATGCATATGCCTCACGTGGCCTGTCACTTTTACCATCACAGTACCAACTAAACTGACATGTGCCATCATTACGTGACTGCTTAACCACAGAGCACACGTCATTAGGAAACTTGCTGGACTGCACACGGTTCATAACTACCTGTGCTACGGCATACTGCCCAACCATAGTGTCGTTACGTGCCTCAAAATATACGTTGAGTGCAAGGCACATCAATGCTGCTTCAATCATTTGTCTTTCCTCTTAGGTAAAGGTGTACCTGACCAATCATCACAAGGATCATCAGGCGGCATCGGTTTCTGATCCAGTGCTATCTCCTATTGCAATACTACTGGTGCATCATAAACATAACCAATGTCTGCATACTCTTCTGCTTCGTATTCTGCACATGATACGAACTCTACTTCTTTACTAGGGTGAATGTGCTTTGCCATCAGGACTGCCATGCTGCAAGCACTTGCCCATCCATCAATGGCAGGAAAGGTATCATCAAGTGTGATACAACTCTCCTGTCCATCAATCTCTAAGACAATTTCGTATGCCTTAATCGTTGGCATTGTAGTACCATGCACGATCATCGTCAGGTAATACTTGTGGTAGCCAGTGTGCAGGTCTGTCTGGGTTTTCATCCTTCTGACTTCTGAAATCAAACATGCCACGCAGTTCCCACGCTTTGTCACGCATACAATGTAGATCACTGAGGCTCATGTCAAATGATTCACCTGCATCATTAAGGATGCTGTCCATTGCGTTGTACAAGTCACATAGTTTCTGCACTTCCTCACGAGTTAGTTTTGTTTTTAGTTTAGTCATATCTGGATCTCCTTAGCCTGCAAAATGAAATAATTTGTTACGGTTATACGCATGTTCAACGTACAAGGTACGCTTACCTAAGTGATAGGCGTTCATGCTTTCCAATGGCTGGTACTTGAACCATCCACGTGAAGTCACCTTACGCTTACGGTACAAACCCTTGCGTCCAAGGACATTGAAACGAAAACCTTTTGTGCCATCATTCAATGGCTTAGTTGCGAATATTACAAACATGTTTGTACTCCTTCTGCTTGTATTGTGGGTATCTTGTCGGTCACAGTTAGCCATGCCCGAATAGCATTAGCTTTGCTGCGCTAACTTATTGTCAATGTCTTGAATGAACGTTGCATACATTTTACGTTGACGTAGCAATGCAGCACGTTCATTTTTGTTCTTAATCAAGCCAAGTGCTTTAAGAACACTAACACGGTACACTACACGATTGTAATACTCATTTGTGTCATCGGCAATTTGACGATGCGTTTTAGTTTTCCAATTCGCAAGAATGTAATCATCCAACGGCGCATAATTGTACGTGTATTCTGTAGCACGTTTCATGTGAAAGGTGTGTTCTACATACAGGTTTGGGTTAGATGATTTTACTACGGGGCGTGTTGATGTTGCGTTGGTCATTGTGTTAGCTCCTATGCTACTGATTTACGAAGGGTTAGTTTAGTTTGACGTGCAATTTTACGAGCACGTTTCCACTCATCACGAGTAGATTTTTGTCCAACATTGGACGGTTTTTTCTTAGTCATCTTAATAAAGTTTTGCATCTCGTATCGCATTGAGATTGTCCTTTCTTCGGTTGCGTTTAGCCTTGCCACCTTTCTTAGGCGGCACGACTTGTGGTGATTTACGCTCCTGTAACATAGCCTTTGCCACAGGGTTTCGGTATGTTACAGAAGTTTTCTTAGCCATGTTCAAATCCATATGTTACACATTCCACATGATACCTAGACACAACGTCACCAGTATCTAAGGCACGATTGGCACGGTTGCCAGCCACATATTCGCACCATGTATTCCACCAGTATTCACTGCCCTCTTGCTGTGTTAGTTCAACATACTGCTCAACCTTCTTGCGTACTGTAGCGGGTTTCATGCCCGATGGCGGTGTCTTCACAAGGTTAGGTGATATACCCAACCGCTTGATATTGTGGCTGTCAATACATGCCACATTGAAGCCAAGGCATTGAGCTAGGAAGGCAGCTTTGACCATGCCAAGGTTAGGCACAGCCATGAACAATTGTATGACATCGGCACACGCCTCTACACTGTCATAGCCTTTGCTGTCTACTATGTGGTACAGCTTGCCATACAAGAACTCTTTGTTCTCGTTTAGGTACTCGTAGCCATCAGCTTTTTTGCCCCACAAGCAATCAGCTTGATAGAAGTCACGTTCTACTTTGACCATGCTACCACGTACTGTGGACAAGCCAGCTTGTATTGTAAGCAGTACAAACAAGCCAGTGTTTACAAGAGCATCTGGGCCACGCCATTTTACGAAAGCTTTGATTTCATTTACATCACGTTGATACATTGTATCGTCCTTTTAAAGTGTCCAACATTGGACGGTTTCAATTACACCCACTCAGCGTGGATGTTAGCTTGCTCAAGCCACCGCATAGCAGTGTCTATGTCTGGTGCACCATGATCCATACAAGCATTGATGCTTGCATCCTCATCATTACGAGCAAGTTCAATATCTTGCTGAACCCACTCGTTATACATCTCAATGGCACTTTCCATCTGTTCTACAGATAGATCATTGAGGAAACCATGAGGGCGAACACCATGATACTCTTTGAAAGCATCACTGTATGTTTGGCACAAGTTTTGATAGGTCATAATAAACTCCGTTTAAAGTGTCCAACATTGGACGGTTTCAGTTATCTTTAGTATTATACATATGTTATATAACACTTTCACTAAAGTATCAAGTGTTTATATAACTATGTAATACTACTTGTCAAGATGCCACGGCTCAACAGTAATATGAAAGCCACCATATTCAGGCACAAGCCAACCAAATTCATTGGCTTCAACGTACATGAAGGGAAGCAAGGCAATGTATGCCATTGCAAGTGTGACACCGATGCAGCTTGCAACTACCAAATAAAACTCTGTTTTAATCATGATACATCTTTCCATCCACTATCGTAGATAAGCGTTGGTTCGTGTTGCTTTAACTCTTTAGGAGTTAGTGTGTTAGCAATCAAAGTGTCCAATGTTGGACGGTTCATATCGTCTGCAAGTTCGCAGAACTGTGCCATAGCAGCGTCAAGCTGTGATTGCTCAACGCTGGCTTTGGTGTTGGGTACTTTGTACCTCATGCTGCCACTTGCTGTGAAGGAATAGCTGCCATCAAATCTTCAATGATCTTTTCAAGATCCAAGCCATTGAGTTCAGCTTGAGCAATGATGGTATTTACCATCACCTTGTGAGTGATACGAGTCCTAGCTGCATCAGCCTTTGGCTGTTCAGTAGGCTCAGACTGTCCAACATTGGACGGTTCAGCTTCGCTGTTATCAGCTTCATCTGCTTTAGCAGCTTTACGCATTGCAGCTTGTAAAGCTGTAAGAGATGAGCCTTTAAAGCCAGAGGCTTCTATGAACTCACGACACTCTTTTTCGTTTTCAACAAACCACAAAGCTTCTGAACGACGACGACGATCAATTTGTTGAATACCATGAGTCCGAAGGACATGTGTTGGTATTTGACCACTATCGACAGTAGATGACGCTTTCAATTGCTGTAGCAATTTACCCAACCTTGTATCAAAACCATTCTCTTTGATGGTTTGCTTGAGGCTGTTCACTTGACGCCAAATTGATCCAAGGGCTTTGCCCTCTTTCACTAAAGCGTCGATTGAAGTTCCTGAAGTTTTAGCTGAGTTTTTCATCGGTTTATCCTTTTATCTATATTCTGTTTATATGAGAGAACCTATATCTCTCACAAATAGTGAGATATAGTTCTCTTTATAAACGAGTAGAATATAGTATAAGTTCTGTCAAGTCGGTTCTTCACATGTGATCCTCTGCGCCTGTCGTTTCCCATGCTACTGCAGTAATTACAGGTAATTACGAAGTTCGTGCGCTAAACTCGTGAGGCTAGTTTGGGTTGGGCAAACAGTTAGTGTTGCATAATTACCACAGTTATACTGTGACATGTCCAATGTTGGACACTTTTGGTTTGATAGCTTTGTGATGGCACTAACTCTGTTAGAGGGTAATGTGCATCAAGTCTTCAACACTCACCACATTTCTATATCCCATGGTTCACATCACTATTTATAGTGGCGACTGATTGCATAACAGGTGCCGCAGTATCGTAACACACTGTTTTTGTTACAGTTCCTCGTGTGTTGGTGTGATGTGTGTCGCATAATGTGTACACCAGCGATGCAAGCACATGATATGTGATGTGTACGTGTGTCATGCACGGGTAGGCAGGGGCCATGCGGGGGGTATACGTATATATACATGTACTCATACACAGATCACGAAAAATGAACTGTTAACCACTATACACATAAGGTGGTTTACATACTCGTAGGTACGTTATACTATAACAATATACGTGTTATCACTAGGTAACGGAATGTTTCAGTATATCACATAATGTTACAACTGTACGATTAGGGGTTGACATGTATTATATAATGTGTAAAACTATATATGTTAGTTAGGGTAGGGTCACTATAAGTGATACACGTACAGTATACACTTATAATCACTTATACTAATCTCTTAAATATTATGTAACTATAATTATATGTAAGTATACACGTACAGTGATACACTTAAATGGTAACTTGCCGTAGGCGAGTCCTTTTATATTTGTACAAATTAAGTATTGACAATGGCAAAGAAATCAGTAAAACTATATACAGATAATGTTCTTGAAGAATTTTACCGACACGTATTAGATGGTAATCTTGAAGACTTACATATTCCCCATAGCGATGTATTCTATGTAAAGACTGCAGTGGAAGCCCACTACGGTCGTAAATTTACGTTAGAGCATGTAGAGTGGGCTATGCGTGAAGAAGGATGGACTGATGGCTAAAGATCCTAGACTAGAACGTGCAGGTGTATCGGGCTTTAATAAACCTAAGCGTACACCTAACCACCCTAAGAAGTCACACGTAGTTGTGGCTAAAGAGGGTGATACGGTTAAGACTATTCGTTTTGGTGAGCAAGGCGCAAGTACTGCAGGTAAGCCTAAGTCAGGTGAATCAGATAAAATGAAAAAGAAACGTGCATCCTTTAAAGCACGTCATGCGAAAAACATTAAGCGTGGTAAGTTGAGTGCAGCTTACTGGGCAGATAAAGTTAAATGGTAAAGGAACTATAAAATGGGCGCTCTATCTAAACTAGCTAAAGTGGGAAAGAAAACTAAAGATGTAGCTAAAAAAACTAAAGCTGCAATGGAGGCTGCTGAAAAGAAACGTAAAGCAGCAGCAGCAAAAAGTAAAAGTGGTAAAGATAAAGCAGCAGCTAAAGTTACAGAGAAAAAAGGCTCTATCGCCAAGAAGATGACTGTCAGTGCTACCGACATTAAGCAAGCTAAAACGGCTAATCAATTTGCCGCTATGCAAAGGCGCATTGATGACATGCCAGACGGTAACAGTAAAAAGATGATGCAAAATATGTTGGATAGACAGCGTAAAGAATTTGAAAAGATGCAGTCTGAAGAAGTATCACGTGCCTCACGTAAGTCTGCACAGTCTGCTTCAGATCGTAAAGCTAAACCTGTAACACTTCCTCCTATGCCTTTTGCTAAAGGTGGTAGTGTCAAGAAGTATAACAGAGGTGGTTATGCTAACTGTGGCGCATCTGTAAAAGGTACACAAAAGAAGTAATGACCCTTATATCTCATTTTCCTTTACCTAGTTTTCCTTTTCAGACACATGATAACATTGTGTTTGAGAAGGCTGACAAGGATAGGTCTAGTAGGAATAATGAAGAATATAAACCAGAACAACCTAATCGCATTACTCCTGATACACCAGTAGAAGATCTAAAGCTAGTGAATCAGATGTATGCGTACAATCCTAATCCAAACAAACTACGTACACCTGATGGACAGATCGTAGACTTTATTATTGCATAATGCATTTAGTGCATAACGGGATTGCAATCTTAACTATTATATGTTATAACTAAGTATGATATAACTATCTCTGTAAGGGTAAGTAACTCTTACCTACATATATAGGAGATAGAATATGTTAAAACGAATGTTTAAAAAGATACAGCAAAATCAACAACGACGAGCAGACTATTGGATACTCATGAGCCTGAGTGACAAAGAACTGCATGATATGGGGATCAGTAGAGGTGAAATCAGGCAAAAAGTCTACGGTTAATGCGGCGGGAAATTATACTAAGCCTACTATGCGCAAACGTCTTGTCGCATCCGTTAAAGCTGGGAGTAAGGGTGGAAAACCCGGACAGTGGAGCGCACGTAAGGCACAAATGGTCGCAAAGCAATATAAAGCAAAAGGTGGGGGCTACAAGTAGTGGCCCTCTCTAAGTCTCAAAAGTCTTTAAAGAAATGGACTAAGCAAGATTGGCGAACTAAAAGTGGCAAGCCTAGTGCTAAGACTGGTGAGCGTTATCTACCTGCTAAGGCTATTAAGTCTCTTAGCAGCAGTGAGTATGCAGCTACAACCAGAGCTAAACGACAAGGCACGAAGGCAGGTAAGCAGCATGTGGCTCAACCTAAAGGCATTGCAAAGAAGACCGCTAGATTCAGGAGAACCTAAATGACAGTAGCTATGGAACGTATCTTAGCTTGGAAGATTATGCCACGTCTTATGATGTTGGTTATGACCGTTATGTACATTCGTTGTATTGAATGGGCATTAACACAGCCTGACTTGAGTACTCAACAGAGTGCTCTTATTAGTGTTGTTACTGGTGCCATGACTGGTGCCTTTGCTGTATGGTTAAATAACGAAAAATGATTGGTCAGATTTTAGGAGCAGTAGGTGGACTAGCAACTACATACCTTGATGGTAAAGTAGCTGTACAGAAAGCTAATGCTGAGATTAAAGTAAAGCAAGCTACGGGTGAAATAGACTGGGATCTTGCGGCAATACAAGCTACACAGAATAGCTGGAAAGATGAGTGGATTACTTTATTATTTAGTATCCCGTTAATCTTAGCTTTCTGTGGAGACTGGGGTAATAACATTGTGCAAGCTGGCTTTGCTGCACTAGAGACTATGCCAGCGTGGTATCAATATAGCCTTGGCGGTATTGTAAGTGCCAGCATAGGTATTCGTTCTGTAAGTAAATTCTTTGGGAAAAAGTAATGGCATTTAAATTAAGCAGTAGAAGTTTAAAGAAACTAGAAGGTGTAGATGAAGGTATTGTATCAGTAGTTAAAGATGCTATTGGTATTACTAAAGTAGACTTTGGAGTTACCTTTGGACTACGTACACTAGAAGAACAAAAGAAACTATACGAATCTGGTAGATCACAGACTATGAAGTCTAAGCATCTTGAAGGTCGTGCTGTAGATCTAGTCGCATACTTTGGTTCAGACATTTCTTGGGAACTCAATGTCTATGATGACATTTGTGATGCTATGGCTGAAGCCGCTAGAAAGAATGATGTAGCAATTAAATGGGGTGCTGCATGGAGTGAAGGAGACATTCGTAAGTACGCAGGTACTGCAGAAGATGCAATGAATGCATACGTAGATCTCCGTAGGTCACAATCCCGTAGACCATTTATTGATGCCCCACATTTTGAGATGATGTAATGGCTAGAGAATTAACAGAACGCCAACAAAAGTTTCTTGCAGTCCTTATGGATGAGGCAGGTGGCGATGTTACTATGGCTAAAAAACTTGCTGGGTACTCTGAGAATACTTCTAACACTGAGATTACAAATAGTCTTAAAGAAGAAATTATTGATGTAACACACAGCTACTTAGCACGTAATGTACCCAAAGCTGCAATGGCTATGGTTAGTGCACTATACGATCCTACTGAGCTAGGCATTCGTGATAAGATGACAGCAGCTAAAGAACTACTTGATCGTACTGGTTTAGTTAAAACGGAGAAGATGCAAGTAGAAGCTAAGGGTGGTGTAATGCTTATGCCAGCCAAGCAAACACAGGATGACGATGACTAAACCATTAGGACAATGGAAACTACCACAACCGACAGACCTACAAGAAGATAACGAATGGGTTCCTATTCCACGTGTAGCACGTACCGTTCCCTTTGGGTATGAAATAGATCCAGATGATAGTGGAATCCTCTTGCCAATTGAACACGAACTTGATATGCTTGTAAAAGCCAAGAAGTACTTAAAGCAGTACTCTTATCGTGAGGTAGCCAACTGGCTGACTAGAAACACTGGCAGAACTATATCTCATGTAGGATTAAAGAAACGGTTAGACAATGAGCGACGAAGAAAAAACAAAGCTGGAAGCCTACGCAGATGGGCAGACTATGCGAAAAAGGCAATCGCCAAAGCGGAAGAGCTTGAAAACAACCGCATCGGGGCGAAAGAGCAAGACAACCAAGAAACAAACGCAGCCTGAACCAGCAAAGATAATAGTAGATGACCTTGCTCCTGTAGAAGAGCAGCATAACATTATCTTTAAACCTAATGCTGGTCCACAGACAAACTTTCTGGCAGCAGGTGAACGTGAGGTTCTATATGGCGGCTCTGCAGGTGGGGGTAAGTCATACGCTATGTTGGCTGACCCGTTACGGTTTATGGGCCATCCAGCCTTCTCAGGATTGCTCCTACGACACACTACAGAAGAACTAAGAGAACTTATCTTTAAGTCTCAAGAAATGTATCCTAAGATTTGGCCCGGAATTAAGTGGTCTGAACGTAAGATGCAATGGACTGCACCATCGGGTGCTAGACTGTGGATGTCTTATTTAGATAAAGAAGATGACGTATTACGCTATCAAGGTTTGGCATTTAGTTGGATAGGATTTGACGAACTAACTCAGTGGCCTACCCCTTTCGCTTGGAATTATATGCGAAGTCGCTTGAGATCTACAGCAAATGACTTGCCTGTATATATGAGAGCTACTACTAACCCCGGAGGTAGAGGCCATCATTGGGTTAAAAAAATGTTTATTGATCCTGCTCCGCATAATAAAGCGTTTGATGCAACAGACATTGAAACAACTGAAGTACTACGCTATCCTGCTGGACACGAAAAAGCTGGTAAACCTTTATTCAAACGTAGGTTTATACCTGCCCGTCTTTCCGATAATCCTTACTTAGCCGAACAAGGTGACTACGAAGCAATGCTTCTGTCTTTACCCGAACAACAACGTAGGCAATTGTTAGATGGCGATTGGGATATTAAAGAGGGTGCAGCCTTTACAGAGTTCGACAGAAACATACATGTAGTTGAACCCTTTCGTATACCAAGTAACTGGGTAAAGTTTAGAGCGTGTGATTATGGATACGGAAGTAAATCAGGAGTAGTTTGGTTTGCAGTATCTCCTGATGAGCAATTAATTGTATACAGAGAATTATACGTAGGTAAGGTACTAGCTGCAGACTTAGCAGATATGGTATTAGATTTAGAGGCTGAAGATGGAAATATTAAGTATGGCGTTCTTGATAGTTCTTTATGGCACAAGCGTGGTGATACTGGCCCATCATTGGCTGAACAAATGATTCAACGTGGATGTCGCTGGCGTCCATCTGATAGATCTAAAGGCTCACGTGTGGCTGGTAAGAACGAAATACATAGGCGGCTACAGGTAGATGAATTTACGGAAGAGCCTCGTATGGTGTTTTTTAATAGCTGTACTAATATGGTTGCCCAGCTACCAGCCTTACCTATCGACAAAAGAAACCCAGAAGATATTGACACGACCTCCGAAGATCACTTGTACGATGCTTTGCGATATGGTATCATGTCCAGACCACGGTTTAGTATATTTGACTACGATCCAAATGGAAGGCCACAGGGTGGTATGCGAGTAGCAGATGCTACCTTTGGTTATTAAGGAAAAATAAATGGCAGAAGAAAACGAAGGCTTTATTGAAGACGATGCTATCATACTAGCAGATAGTGACGATTCAACTATTGACGATGCAGATACTTCTAAAATAATTCCATTTATTATGGAAAAGTATAATCGTGCAGATGACTACAGACAGCAAGATGAGGATCGTTGGTTACGTGCATATCGTAATTATCGGGGTTTGTATAGCCCAGATGTACAGTTTACTGAAGCAGAAAAGTCTAGGGTATTTATTAAAGTAACTAAAACAAAAACACTGGCTGCATATGGGCAGATTGTAGATGTATTATTTGCTAGTCAAAAGTTTCCTCTTACTGTAGATCCTACAGAATTACCAGATGGCGTAGTTGCAGATGTAAACTTTGACCCTAAAGAACCAGAGCAACTAAAGCAATCTGGTATGGATGATCCAGTAAGCCCCTATGGCTTTGCAGGTGATGGCATGGAGCTTCCAGCAGGTGCTACTGTTAAAACTCTTTCTGACAGTTTAGGACCATTAAAAAATAAACTACAAGATATTGATGGTGTGCGTGAAGGTGTAGGCAAAACTCCTACAGCAATTACATTTAGCCCAGCAATGGTTGCGGCTAAAATGATGCAAAAGAAAATACACGACCAGTTAGAAGAGTCTAGTGCCAGTAAACATTTACGTAGTACCGCATTTGAGATGGCATTATTTGGTACGGGTATTATGAAAGGCCCATTTGCTGTTGATAAAGAATATCCTAATTGGGGTGAAGACGGAGAATACTCCCCTTCAATAAAAACAATACCACAAGTATCTCATGTATCTGTGTGGAACTTTTATCCTGACCCTGACGCAAACAATATGGAAGAAGCTCAGTTTGTTATTGAGCGTCATAAGATGTCACGTACTCAACTGCGTAACCTAAAACGTAGACCGCATTTCCGTTCCAATGTAATTGAAGAAGCAGTACAGCTTGGAGAAAACTATAATAAAGAATCGTGGGAAGATGATTTAGCTGACTATGCACCAGAGCATGGTGTAGAGCGTTATGAAGTTCTTGAGTATTGGGGTATGGTAGATACCGATATGTTAGAAGAACAGGGCGTAGACATTCCAGAAGAATTAACAGAAGTAGAAGAGTTGCAAGCCAATGTATGGATTTGTAACGGTAAACTACTTCGCATGGTACTTAATCCATTTAAACCAGCTAAGATTCCCTACATGGCTGCGCCATATGAGCTTAACCCTTACTCATTCTTTGGCGTAGGTATTGCAGAAAATATGGACGATACGCAAACCCTAATGAATGGGTTTATGCGAATGGCTGTTGACAATGCTGTATTATCTGGTAATCTTTTAATTGAGGTTGATGAAACTAACTTAGTTCCGGGTCAAGATCTATCTGTGTACCCCGGCAAAGTGTTTCGGAGACAGGGAGGTGCACCCGGACAGGCCATTTTCGGCACAAAGTTTCCTAATGTTGCTGCAGAAAACTTGCAGTTATTTGATAAAGCAAGGGTACTCGCAGATGAGTCAACTGGATTTCCATCTTTCGCTCATGGTCAAACAGGGGTCAGTGGCGTGGGCCGTACTGCTTCTGGCATTTCTATGCTTATGGGTGCCGCACAAGGCGGTATAAAGAATGTAATTAAAAATGTAGATGATTATTTACTGCGTCCACTAGGCGAAGGTCTATTTAGATTTAACATGCAGTTTGACTTTGATCCAACAATCAAAGGTGATCTAGAGGTTAAAGCACGTGGTACTGAAAGTCTTATGGCTAATGAAGTACGCAGTCAACGTCTTATGCAGTTTATGCAAATCTCCTCTAGTCCTGCTCTTGCACCCTTTGCTAAGTTTCAGTATATTATTCGTGAGATTGCAAAGTCTTTAGAGTTAGATCCAGATAAAGTAACTAACAATATGGATGAAGCGGCTATTCAAGCAGAGCTAATGAAAGGCTTTCAGCAAGAACAGCCAGCACCAGCAGGTGCTAATCCAGCAGATCCAACAGGTGCAGGTGGCGGTACAATAGGTACAGGCCAAGCACCAACCCCTCAAGAACAAGGATTCAGTGGCAATGAACAAGGAGCACCTCAACAAGCTCAAGGGGCTGGTCAGCAACCACCAGCAGTGGGAACAGTTCAGTAATTACTTAGACGAACTGATAGCACAGCAACATCGTTCTATGGAACAAACAGACAATGATAAAGTTATGTATAGGTCACAGGGCGCTATATATCAGTTACGTAGATTAAAACTATTACGAGATGAGGTATTAAAAGCATGAAAGATCAAATGGAACTTTTTGAAGATGGCGGTCTTAAAGATGAGGGCGGCATGATAGATGAAGAATCTGGTAATGAAGTTCCCGTTGGTGGAACACGTAAAGGTGTTCGTGATGATGTACCTGCTATGGTAAGTGAAGGTGAGTTTGTATTTCCTGAAGATGTTACAAGATATATTGGACTAGACAAATTAATGCAAATGCGTCAAAGTGCTAAAATGGGATTAAAGCGTATGGAAGCCATGGGTCAAATGGGAAATAGTGATGAAGCTACTATGCCAGATGATATGCCTTTTGGTGTAGCCGATCTTGTTATTGTTTCTGATGATACAGGAGAAGAGTTAGAAATGCAGGAAGGTGGTTTTGTAACATCTACATCTTCTTACAGAACTGCTCCACAACAGCCTGTGTACGCTACACCGCCTACTAGCCCGACTGCACCACCAGCTACCGTTTCTACTACACGTAGATTAACTCCTGAACTAGAACGCCCAGCAAAAAGCACTATTGATTTTAAAAAGTTAATGGGTGAAGCAAGCATTGAATACGTAGAATACAGGAATGAAGCTGGCAATAATATGATGATACCTCATATTGGCGGTGTTCCTATGTTTCCTATTCCTGAAGGATACACACGTTATGAAGCATCTAATGAAGACTCTGTAGAAAATTCAGATACAGAAGAAGCTGAAGTCGTAAAAGAAACTAATAAAATTAGTAAAGACAGACCTGACAGAGATATTTCAGCAGAAATACAAGCGGAGTTTGACAAAGCTCCTCCCCCTATAAATTGGGGTACTTTAGATACAGACGAACTTATTAGCCAGACAGACGGTATAACAGGCATGGCTAGTAACATTGCTACTGCTGGTATGTTTTTGTTAGGGCCATTAGCTCCTTTAGGATTAGCTGCTATTAATCAGCAAAATAGAGATGCTCTTGCTGCTATAACTGCACGAATAGCAGAAGGTAACTTATCTCCAGAAGACCTTGCAAAACTAACTGAACAACAAGGAATATTAGAAAAAAAATTAGGCACAGTAGGGTCTAGCATTATATCTAATATTGTAGATGGTATTTCAACTGCATTAGGTTTGTCAGAAACTATTACAGAAACAGCTAAGGCAAAGGTTGCAGAAAGCGCTTCAGGTGTATCTGCACCAGAAGTAGCTGAAGCTCTACCAGAACAAACGCAAACAGATAGAGGGTTTACACCAACTAATATTGCTTTACCTGCAGCAACACCTACTGAAGTTACTCCTAAAGGAATAGAAACAGATAGAGGATTTACACCAACTAATATTGCCTTACCTGCTGCAACGGCAGACAGAGTATCCGTAGACCCACAAGGTAAAGATCAAATTCCTACGGTAGAACAAAAACAGAGTTCATTAGCTCCTCCTGTTACAAGTGGCTATGATGAACAGCCTACTGTACAAGGAACCACATTACAGGGTATGGAAGAGGCACCTATTGTTTATGGAGAAAGCTCTCCTACAGCAGCTAAAGTAGAAGTCACACCCTATGAAGGTTCTGTTCAGCAAACAGCCGCAGATAACGCCGCTGAACAAATGCGTAGAATGATGGAAGAAAGAAAGCAGCAACGTTTACAAGTTATAGATCCTGAGTTTACCGCAGGTCTTACTGCTAAACCTTATAGTGATCCTATGTATCAAGAAGCTGGTAGAGGTTATACTCCCCCACCAGCAATGAGTTACGATGAAGGTCCAGTAACGTATACACCCCCTCCAACTGTAGAGCAGCAAATGGGTACGGCTATACCTTCTTACGATGAAGCAGGATTAAATATTGATCCTCGTAGACAACAAGGGCCAAAACAAGCTGAAGTCTTTCAAACACAAGAAGTTGAACGTATGGAAATTGAACGTCAACAAACATTAGCTGACACACAAAAACGTTTAGAAGAAAATAAAGAATTATTTGCAGATGCTGAAAAACGACTAGCAGAACAACTAGTAGTATCTGCATCAGATATAAAAAATGCTAATGACGCTGCTGAAGCAAGATACAACAATGATGTTGCTACTATTCGTTCGGAACACACAAAACGAATAGAAGACCTTATGAAAATAGGTATTTTAGATAGAGCTGCTGCGGAACGTAAAGCTTTAGAATTAGCAAAGGCTGAAGAAGAAGCTGCTAAAAGAAAAATGGAAGCAGAAAGAAAACGAATTGCAGATGCTAAAGCTAAGAGTGATGCCGAAGCAAAAAGAAGAGAAGAAGAAGATAAACGATATAAAGCATCTCTAGCTGCAACAGGTACGGCGACTAGAACAGGAAGTGCTGCACCTTTAACGTCTATTAGACCGCCAAGTAGACCTACTGCACCCGCTAAACCAAACACACCAGAGGCGAGTAACAATAAGTCTACACGTTTAGATTCAAGCAATCCTAATACTAATAAAAATATAGACGCACATTTATCTAATAGAGAAAAAGAATCTTTAAAGGCTAATCCTAGTTTAGCGGCACACTACACTGCTACAGCAAACAGACGTGCTAACGAAGCTGCTAGTGGCGATACGTCTAATACAGATTCTGCAAATGAAGCCTCTGATTCTAGTGATAAAATTGTATGTACTGCCATGAATAAATCGTATGGGTTTGGCTCATATCGTCAAGCTATTTGGTTATCCTATTCCAAAGAGCACTTGACAAAAGAACATGAGCTAGGTTATCATACATTGTTCTTACCTTTAGTGGACTTAGGGTACAATAAAAATAATAAATTTGTACGTACAGCATTAGAGCATATTGCACGTCACCGTACTGCAGATCTTAGAGCATTTACCCAAAATAAAAAACGAGATACTTTAGGCCGTATATACAGATCTATATTAGAACCTTTAGTGTATACAGTAGGTAAGTTTAGAACAATTACAGGAATATAATATGGAATTTACACAATATACTGAACTTGTAGCTAAACGTTTTAATGGCTTACAAGAAGATGATAAAGACATTATCCGTAGTTTAATGGGTACATCACAAGGCCGTGTACTTGGTAAAGTACTTGGCCCAGAAATAATGACTAATGTTAATTTAGGTAAAGCTAAAAAACCAGTTGTTAAAAAACGTGGACTAGCAACACGTTAAATTGCTAGATACGCTGGCTACTCATCCCCCATCCAACATGGCTACGGTGGCCCCAGTAAGGAAAATATAATGGCTAATGATATTATGGCAGAAGAAATGCAAACAGAAAAGAAAGTTGCATTTGCCAATCGTAAATATAATAATGAAGACAAGCGTAAAAAAGAAGAAGAAGAGTTAGAGCAACTTATTGCAGAACAAAAAGGTGAAGCGGTAGAGGTTGCTGAAGAAGCGGAACCTGCTAATGCAGAAGAAAGAAGTTTTAAAAAACGTTACGGTGATCTTCGTAGACACATGCAAGATAAAGAAAAGTCTTGGGAAGATAAGTTTAAACAGCTTGAAGGCCAGTTAAAAGAAGTAACACAAAAAGAAATTAAACTGCCTAAGTCGGATGATGACATTGAAGCATGGGCAAATAAATATCCAGACGTGGCGGCTATTGTAGAAACAATCGCAATTAAAAAGGCACGTGAGCAGTCTGCTGGTTTAGAAGATCGTGTAAAAGAAATTGATGAGATGAGAGCTACAGCATCTCGTGAAAAAGCAGAAGCTGAATTAATGAAGGCACACCCAGACTTTGGTGAGATTCGTGATAGTGACGAGTTCCATGAATGGGCCGATGAACAACCTAAGTGGGTACAAGATGCACTGTATGAAAATGACAGTGATGCTCGTTCAGCAAGTCGTGCGATTGATCTGTATAAAGCAGACAAAAACATTAAAACAAAAAAACCTGCAAGCACTAAAGATGCTGCACGTTCTGTAAACAGTCGTAATAATCGTAGCCAACCTGAAGAATATGATTTATCTACAACATTTAAAGAGTCACAGGTAGCTAAGATGTCACCTCAACAATACGAAAAAGCATCTGACCAAATTATGGAAGCTATTCGTACAGGTAAATTTGTTTACGATATGTCTGGTTCTGCCAGATAAAGCTATTGACATATAATATATTTATGATATAACTATATGTACAATCGGTAGTATGGCCCTGTTAGGTATTAACTACAGTTACCCGTACTACCAATTAACTAAACTATCCGCAAACAACAATACACGCTTTCGGACAACCTAATGTCTCATGGCCCGTTTTGCTAGAAGGTAGGCCAACTTTCTAATAAACGCACCCTAGTAGAATTAGCCTCTGTATAAGTCATTAGTCGTTTGCATCTGTGATTTAATGCTAGGAGAAACTAAAATGGCATTTACATCCGCTGCTGGACATGGCAATTTACCCAATGGTAATTTCTCACCAGTAATTTATAGCAAACAGGTGCAACTTGCTTTCCGCAAAGCATCAATCTGTGAAGCTATTACTAACTCCGATTATTTTGGAGAAATCGCTGCAATGGGCGACTCAGTTAAAATTATCAAAGAACCTGAGATCACTGTTAAAGCATATGAGCGTGGCACAACTATTACACCACAAGATCTTGACGATGAAGATTTCTCATTGACAATCGACAAAGCCAATTATTTTGCCTTCAAGGTCGATGATATTGAGGAAGCGCACTCCCACGTCAATTTCCAAAGTCTTGCAAGTGATCGTGCTGCGTATCGTTTGTCAGATCAGTTTGACCAAGATGTACTTGGTTACTTAACTGGTTTCAAACAATCAGCTATTCATGGTACACCTGACACAGTTAATACAACTGTAAATGGTACTGTAGCTGTTTCAACTGCAGGTACAGATGAACTGTTGTCTTCAATGAAACTTGACGCAGCAGCCTTCGGTGGTTCTGCTGGTGATGCGCTTGCCCTTCAGCCACGTGCTGGTGGTGCAACTGACACTACTCCTGCTGTTGGTGATACTTTCCCATTAACTGTTATTGCACGTATGTCACGTTTGTTGGATCAACAAAATGTGGATACTCAAGGCCGTTGGTTGGTAGTAGATCCAGTATTTATGGAACTTCTGAAAGACGAAGACTCACGTTTGTTTAACGCCGACTTCGGTGGTTCAGGCTTGGCTAATGGTCAAATCGGAATGAACATTCATGGTTTCCGTGTTTATCAATCAAACAACCTACCAGCCGTTGGTACAGGTCCGTCCTTTACAGGTACGAACTCTGCTGTCAACTATGGTATGATTGTTGCTGGTCACGATTCAGCCGTTGCAACTGCAGAGCAGATCAACAAAACTGAAACATACCGTGACCCAGATTCATTCGCTGATATTGTTCGTGGAATGCATCTATATGGTCGCAAGATCCTTCGTCCAGAAGCTCTTGTGAACGCTAAGTATCACTTGGCATAAGGGGAGAACTAGACAATGGCTACTATTACTGCACAACTAGCTCCTGCACATGGAGCTTCTTCACGTGGGCGTCAGCCTTACATGGTAGAGCAAACAATCGACCTAACGGCAAATAGCATTGCACCTGCTGATGTAGTACAAGCTATCACTGTTCCTGCAAATACTAAAATTATTGCTGCAGGTATTCAAGTGACAGCTTCCGCTACTATGAATACAGGTACAGATGCTACTGCTATCTTGGGTACAGCCGTAGACGATAATGAGTACGTGGCTGCTTTTGATATTGATGGTGCTGCAGATGGAGCGTATGCTCCTTCCGCTGCTGTAGCGGGTGATGTTGTCATTACTTCTGCAGATACACTTGACGTAACACTTGCAGGTTCTGGCGCATCATTTTCTGCAGGTACACTACGTGTATACGCTGTAATGATGGACGTTAGCGCACTAGGCGAAATGTCTGCTGATGAAGTAGGTCGTGACGCACTTGCGTAACTAAAAAATTAAGGGGCTGCTTTCGGGTGGCCCTTTAACTACATAAGGATTTTAAAATGCGTAAGAAAAAAGGATATGCTTTAGGTGGTGTTACTACACCTGAACAAGAAGATAGTAGATACCGTCCTTCTGCTAATCGTGCACCTCAAGGCATGATGTCATCTAGAGGTACTGCAGCAGCTATGGGTTTGTATGATGGTGGCGTAGTAACTAAAAAGAACTATTGTAATCCCGTAAAAATCGTAGACAATCGTAAAAAGAAAAAATAATGGCTGGTATTAACTTTAGGACAGCCAGCAAGTTTGCTGCAGTTACAGGTAACTCTGCTAGTACTACTAGCAATCCTAATAATGCTACACTCCTATTTACTTGTCCTGACAGCCACGAGGCTGAAATAGTTTTTCTTATGATAGCTAACGAAGATAACGGTACATCTAATATCGGGATACAGGTTTATCATTCAGATGACAACACGTATCATATGCTAGTAGGTGAAGAAGCTATAGCAGGCCATAATCACACACAGTTTATTGGTGGTGGACCTTTGTTCTTACATGCAGGTGATAAAGTTCTAGTGTATAAACATAATGGATCACACAACTTTGATGCTACACTTTCTGCTAGATTATATTTTACACCTGCTAAAAGGTTATAACAATGAGTACTTTTCTTAGTCTAACTAACGAACTTTTACGTCGATTGAATGAAGTTCAAATTGACCAAGCAGACTTTGCTAACGTTAAAAACGTTCAGGCACTGGCTAAAGATGCTATTAACTCATCTATTCGTCAAATGCTTCAGGATGCTCAAGAGTGGCCTTTTACTTTGGTGACATACGAGCAGACATTAGCCGATGGCACTAACGCATATTCTTTTCCCGCTGACTATTCTAAAGCAGACTGGGATACATTTTATATTAAACAACTTACTTCAGAAAATAATACTCCTAAAAAATTAAAGTTAATTACGTATGATCAGTATTTATCTAAATTTAGAAGTGTTGAAGATTTAGGTGGTGACAATGGTAGATCTGATCCAGATTATGTATACTTAACTCAAGATACAAAGTTTGGAGTTACACCAATACCTAATGCAGCCTATGTAATAGAGTATAGGTACTGGAAGTATCCAGCAGATCTTACAGCTTACGATGATACCGCAGTTATACCTGATAGATTTAAACACGTAGTTATTGATGGTGCTATGATGTATATGATGTTGTTTAGATCTAATGAACAAAGTGCGTCTATGCACAGTAAAAAGTTTGAAGACGGTATTAAGATGATGCGTAGATTAGTTGTAGATCCACATATAAATGTTATATCTACAGTAATACAAAGGTCTAACTATACCGCAAATGTTGATAACTTCTAAGTATGGCTGACGCTTTACAAACATATGTCTCTGTTTGTGCAGGGGGTCTTGTTACTAACGTTGACCCACTTACTCAAAGTAACTCTTTGTCAGGCAGCGCAGTACGTCTAATTAACATGGAGCCATCATTAGAAGGTGGTTACAGACGTATAAGCGGTTATGCAAACTCTTACGGCACACTTCCCGGTACTGGTAAAGTACTAGGACTTGCAGTAAACGGTGAAATAAATCAGGGTGTACTTGGTTGTAGGAAACCTTCTTCTGGCAATAACTACTTACATTGGTATAATCACTATTACGATGTAGCACTTGGCTCTGGTGAAGGCTCTGGTTTTTCTGTAGGTGAAACTCTTACAGGTGTAGTTAGTTCAGGAGATGCAACTACAGTAGCAGCAACAGGTACTGTAATATCTAAAACTTCTGATGCTCTTGTAGTAGATTTTGGTAAACTACCTAGTAATATCTTTGCTACAGGTAATGTACTTACAGGTGGTACATCTACTGCAACAGGCACAGTAGCAAGTACACCTACAGTCAAAGGTTGGCAAGCAGTATCATCTGCAGGTAGTCCTACTATGACAGGGGTTGACGTTGTAAGGTTTGAACGTTATAATTGGACTGAAGAAGTCCTTTTACTAACAGATGGTATTAACCCTGCTGCTAAATATAACGGCACTACTTACACACAGATTACACATACTAATGCTCCAAACAATCCACAGTTTGCTAGTGCCTTTGCAAATCACTTATGGTTAGCTGGAGATCCTGACGAACCATTTAATATCTACTTTTCTTCTCCAAATGCTGATACGGACTTTGATCCTGCAAATGGAGCAGGTGTTATCAACATAGGCTTTACAATAACTCAATTAAAGTCTTTCCGTAATCAGTTATATGTCTTTGGTCAGAATCAGATTAAACGTATTGTTGGAGATAACTACTCTAACTTTAGTGTAGAAAATGTTACTAATGACTTGGGTTGTGTTGCTCCTGATACTGTAGTAGAATTTGGTGGTGACATTATCTTTCTTGGGCCTGATGGCATTAGACCTATTTCTGGAACTTCTCGTATTGGTGACGTTGAACTTGAAACAGTATCTCGTGAGATCCAAAAAACATTTGAAAACTACACAGCTAACGAAGATGTTACAAAACTAAAAGCATTAGTTATTCGTAGAAAGTCACAGTTTAGATTATTCTTTGAAGCCAATACTTCTTTGTCGTTACTAGCTGCTATTCGTAAAAGCTCTTCAGCGCAGTCTACATTTGAGTACAGTCAGCTTGTAGGTATTGAGGCAACAGCAGTAGCTAGTGGGTACATAGGACAGTTTGAGTTTGTACTACACGGAGATACTACAGGTAAAGTATTTAAACAAGAAGAGGGTAATTCTTTTGGTGGGTCTGACGTACTAAGTGTTTATCAAACTCCATTTTACTTTATGGGTGATCCAGAGTTACGTAAAATATTTTATAGAGTTAAAACGTTTCTTAAATCAGAGGGTGCAACTTCAATATCTGTAGGCATAGAGTACAACTTTGGTGACTCAGAGATTGCTACACCAGCAAACTTTGATTTAAGTACAGCGGGTGCTGCATCTTTCTTTGATAATAGTTCAACTCTTTATGACGAAACAGATGTTTATGACGGAAACCCTACACCAATTAGAACTACCAACATAAGTGGGTCAGGCGATTCTATATCAATAGCATACGTTACTAACGGTACAAACCCCAGCCATACCATACAGGCTGTTTCAATTTTGTATGGCACAGGGGATAGGAGATAAAAAGTGGCAGGATATGTAAGACAATCTTCAGCAGATATTATTGCAACGGCTGTTGTTCGTGCTAACCCGCTGAACGTAGAGTATAATGCATTACGAGATGCATTTAACGCAAGCACAGGACACAAGCACGATGGCACTGCAGCAGAGGGTGCGTATGTACCACTGATTGCAGACTCAGATGCTTTAAACAAAGTAGTTATTGACACATCAAATAATCGTGTTGGTGTATTCGTAGAGGTATCTAGTGCTGCTGTTGAGCAGATACGCATTCAAGATGGTGCAGTTGTTCCTGTCACTAACAACGACATTGATCTTGGTACATCTAGCTTACAGTTTAAAGATTTGTTTATTGATGGTACAGCTAATATTGATAGTCTTGTAGCTGATACTGCAGACATTAATGCAGGTACTATTGACGGTGTAACTATCGGTGGTAGCTCTGCTGGTGCTGGTACATTTACTGCCTTAACAGCTACAGGTACATCTACACTTTCTACTGTAGACATTAACGGTGGTGCTATTGATGGTACTATTATTGGTGCTTCCAGTGCTGCAGCAAGTACGTTTACTACAGCAACAACTACAGGTCTTGCCACACTAGCTACAGCAGATATTAATGGCGGTACTATTGATGGTGCAGTAATTGGTGGATCAACACCACAAGCTATTACTGGTACAGTAATTACTGCTAATACAAATTTTGCAGGAAATTTAACTGGTAACGTCACAGGTAATATCACGGGTAATGTCACTGGCAATATTACTGGAGATGTCACAGGAGATCTTACAGGTAACGTAACAGCTTCTAGTGGTACATCTACATTTAATAATGTTACGGTTGATGGTACATTAGATGTTACAGGTACGACAATTGCTAACGTTACTGATCCTGTAAATGCACAAGACGCAGCTACTAAAAATTATGTAGACACAGCAGATGCTTTAAAGCTTAATCTATCTGGTGGTACAATGTCTGGTGACATTACTATGGGCAGCAACACTGTTACAGGTTTAGCTGCACCTAGTGCTACTACAGACGCAGCTACCAAAGGTTACGTAGATACCTCTGTAGCTAACTTAGTTGATAGTGCACCCGGTACTTTAGATACTCTTAATGAACTAGCTGCAGCATTGGGTGATGACCCAGACTTTGCTACAACTGTTACAGACTCTATTGCTACTAAGCTACCTTTAGCTGGTGGTACTATGACGGGAGATATTGTACTAGGTTCTAATAAAGCAACCTCTACAGCTACACCGGCTACAGATGATACGCTTACTCGCAAGGGTTACGTAGATACACAAGATGCACTAAAACTTAATCTCTCTGGTGGCACTATGAGTGGTGCTATTGCTATGGGTACAAGTAAGATTACAGGTTTAGGTGATCCTACTGCAAACCAAGATGCAGCCACTAAAGTTTATGTAGATACTGCTGATGCATTAAAACTTAATCTTTCAGGTGGAACTTTATCTGGTAACTTAGCACTAGGCTCAAATAACATTACTGGTTTAGCTACACCTACTGCTAATGACCATGCCACCAATAAATCTTATGTAGATGGTATCTTAGGTTCAGCAACTAGTGCAGCCACTTCTGCTGCTGCTGCCGCAACATCAGCTACTAATGCAGCCTCAAGTGCCACTAATGCAGCTACCTCAGAAACAAATGCTGCATCATCAGCTACAGCGGCGGCTGCTTCATATGATAACTTTGATGATCGTTATCTTGGAGCTAAGTCATCAGCACCTAGCACCGACAATGACGGTGATGCATTAATTACTGGTGCATTATATTGGAATAGCTCAAGCAACGGCATGTATGCTTGGACAGGCTCTGCTTGGGCGCTGGCTACTAATTATAATGATGCGGCGGTTGATACTCATCTAAATACAAGTACAGCCGCCTCTGGAGAGTTCTTATCGTGGAACGGATCAGACTACGATTGGGCAGCGGCTGGTGCTGACCTTTATGCTGCTAACCCTTCAAGTGCTACTGATCCAACTGCCGCTGGCACGAATGCTGTAGCTATTGGTTCTTCGGCAAGTGCTGGTGGCACTGATTCTTTTGCGGCATCAACAAGTGCTAACGCCAGTGGATTTAGAGCCATAGCAATAGGTTCTAATACAACCGCAAGTTCAGGTCTTACCGTATCTATTGGCTATCAAGCTAATGCAGGTGGTTCTGGTATTGGTGGCGATACTGCATTAGGGTACAATGCTGTTTCAGCGGGTCAGAATGCTGTAGCTCTTACAAATTCTTATGCCTCTGGCACAGACTCTTTCGCAACAGCTATAGCTAACAACACTTCTACCTACGGTGCTACTGATGCTAATACTATTGCGGTAGGATATCAAGCTAAGGCTAATGCTGCATACGCAACAAGTATAGGTTATAATAATACTGCATCAGGAATAAATGCAGCGGTTTTGGGTGCAACGAGTTCAACCGCATCTGGCTTTAGAAGTCTTGTTGTCGGTGGTGTAAGCAATACCGCAAGCGGCTCCTATGCTTCAGTTTTAGGTGGTCAGAGCAATACTGCTAGTGAGGCACATGCTATTGCTATGGGTGATGGCAGCACAGCATCCCATGCAAATTCTGTTAGCATTGGTGACAGCGTACAATCTACCGCTACCAACCAAATCAACTTAGGTGGCACGGCGGACACAGTACGCATTTCAGAAACTTACACCCTACCAACCGCAGACGGTACTAACGGGCAGGTGCTTACTACAGATGGCTCTGGTGCTGTAACCTTTGCAGATGCTGGTGGTGGTTCACCTGATCTTTTTGCAGAAAACTACGATGGTACATCTGGTTTGCCTTCTGCCACGGGAACAAATGCTGTAGCTATTGGCCGGGCAAATGCGACTGGTAGTGATGCAATGGCACTTGGTTTAGGGGCTACTGCTACAAATACAAGTTCGGTTGCTCTTGGGCTTAGTCGTTCTGGCGGTACTCACGCTACGTCTATGAATACTGTAACTTCAAGTGCTTCTTATGGAGCTTTAGGGAACAATTCTATAGCGGGGCAGTATATAGCAAAGGCTTCAGGTACTAGGGCAATTGCTTTTGGTAATGAGTCTCAAGCTACGAATACAAACTCTATAGCAATAGGGAACAGTACCTTAGCAAGTAGTTCAGGCGCATTGGCGTTAGGTAATGATGCTCACGCAACAGATAGTAATGCAGTAGCGATTGGTAAAACTGCAAGGGCAAGTCAAAACGAAGCAACTGCAATCGGTGATAATAATACTGCAAGTGGCGTTAAGTCTCTAGCTGTTGGCCCGTATGGAGGTACTGCTTCTGGTAATTATTCAGTCTGTATTAGCACTGATGGTAGCTCTGCTACAGCGGTTGCTAGTGTTGCAATTGGTGATAGTGCGGTTTCAAATATTATAGGTGCAATAAAAGTTGCATCTGGCAGGTTTGATATAAGCAGTAGAGGTCAGGCACAAGGAGGTCAGTTTATTCTTCGTGCTGCTACTACAGATGCCACGGCTACTGTTTTAAGAACGAATAACTCCACCGCCGCAGCCACAAATCAGATTGCTGCACCAGTAAATGACACCTGCATTACTTTCGACGGTACAATCACTGCGATGCAAAATGGCGCACAAGCCTATGCCTCATGGAAGATTGAAGGCTTGCTGGTGAATGATGGTGGTACAACCACACTTGCCAACAGTGCAACTACAGTAATCTCAAATGCAGATGGCTGGGGCATGGCTCTCTCAGCCGATAATACGAACAACGCATTGGCTATCACCTGTACTGGTGAAGCGAGCCATAACATACGCTGGGTGGCTAATATTAGAACCACTGAAGTAAC